GTTTTAGACAATGGAGAGCGACACATAGTCACTGTTCATTACTACACGGTTACTCAATTGGCATTAAACTCATATTCGAATGTGATACACTGGATGACAAAAATTGGTGTATGGACTTTGGTGGTATGAAAGAATTCAAAGACTGGGCAGAGTATATGTTTGATCATACTTTGGTTATTGCACAAGACGATCCAATGTTAGATCGATTTAAAGCAATGAGTGGTTGGAGTTCAAATCCAGAACATGACAACAATCCAGAACGTGTACAAGTAGAGCCATACCGACGTCAAGGTGCGTGTGACTTACGAATTGTACCAGCAGTTGGGTGCGAAATGTTTGCTAAAATGGCATACGATAAAATGGCAGAACTTTTATCATCAGGCAACATGCGTTATCCAATTAATCCAAGCGTAAGGGTCAAATCTGTTGAAGTATTTGAGCATGGGGCAAATTCAGCTATTTACGAAAATTAAAAACATTTGGAGGCTTTGGGCCAAAGCCTTAGGTGAAAAATCAGGCAGTTCGGACGCAGAAGCGGACCGAATTGCTTGCATTCGTACGCTAATTGTGTTAATATACATTATCACAAACTTTTTTATAATTGCAGGCGTTATAAGGCATTGGTAATGGGCAAAATAGGCTTTGCGTGTAAATGGATCGACCGCGCCGATCAAGTAGATGGTATCAAAAAAGATGATGATGCCAAACAGTACAACACTGGTACAACTACCATAACTTGGTTAAATAGACAAAGCAAAGATGTTTCAGAACAACGTCTTTGGGACCTAATGGTTCAAAACATTGCGGCTACACAAAAACTAGTAGACCGTGTAGGAGGTCTTGATGAAAATCTTAGGATGGTTCGCCTTAGTAGCGACATTCTTCCTGCTTATACCGAGCCTAGCTGGAGTTATTTTTGGCGTAAGCCTGACGTTGTCAGCTATCTTGAGCGCAATTTTAGCCTTATTGGTGATAGTGCTCGTGCAAGCGGTACCCGTCTTTCTATGCATCCTGGCCAGTTTGTTGTTCTTGCTAGTGTTAATGAAGGCATTGTTCAACGATCTTTAGAAGAATTCGAATATCATACAGACATGGCTCGCTACATGGGGTATGGTAAGACATTTCAAGATTTTAAGATTAATGTACACATTTCTGGTAAACAAGGCCCAGACGGTATCCGTAGTGCCTATAAAAAATTGTCTACCGAAGCACGTAACTGTATTACTATTGAAAACGAAGAAAACTCTTGGGGGTTATATGATTGTCTCACTATTAGCGATATTGTACCTATTGTTCTTGACATACATCATAATTGGATACGAGAAGGTGAATATGTCCAGCCAAACGACGACTCTGTTAAGAGGGTCATTGATAGCTGGCGCGGTATTCGTCCTACTATGCATTACTCCGTGTCTAGAGAGGATATCCTCATTGGGCATTGCCCAAACACTATGCCAGATTACCAGTTGCTCTTAGAAGCTGGCCATAAGAAACAAAAGCTAAGAGCACATAGCGATTTTTATTGGAATTACAAAACAAACGAATGGGCAATAAATTTTCTAAACCAATTCGACATAATGTGCGAAAGCAAGGGAAAAAACCTCGCCAGCATGGAACTGTACAAACAAGCTCAAACTTATCTAGGGAACAGCTAATTCATCGTATTGAGATGCTTCGCGAACAACGCGAAGAATTAGAGCAACTTCCAATATCAGAAGATATTGAAAAGAAAAAAGAAAAGATACTGATTGAATTCAATCAGTACCTAGAAAAACTTAAACGATTAGATTAAGATTGTTTTGGTGCTTTTGGCTTGCGTGGTTTCTTTGCTGCCGCTGGCTTTTTAGCACGTGGCTTTTTAGCAGGTGCAACTGATTCAACCATAGCTTGTGTTGCCACTTCGGCTACTGGCGCTTCTACCACCACTGGTGTTTCCACTTTATATGGTGCTTCTGCTACCGGTTGTTCTTGCTTTTCTGCTGATTTAATGCCAAAAAGTTTTTTAAGTGCATTTAACATAGTTAATCTCCTTGTTGACTATTTAGCGTTAAATATGCTACTATATACATTATGCATATAAATTTACCAATTGTTCTTATAACTTGTATACGAGATCTGCCCATGCTTTGTTTGCAGGCAGAAAGTATGAAAACTTTTTATAATACTTGGTTACCAGACAATTATAAAACAGATTTGTTCATTGTAGTTAACGAACCCAATGAACGCCTAGATCACTGGAATGCTCACTTTGAGCATATATCTAAAGAATATACACGCTTCAATGTTAAGGTATTATACAGGGATCAATTTAATACTAACTGGAATCAATGGATTCCAAGTGACAAAAATCCGTGGGCAGTTGGGTGGGAAACTCAGCAAATACTAAAATTAGCTGTAGCTGATTATATTTCAGCACCAGGATATTTTTTATTAGATAGTCAAAATTTTTTAGTTAGCGCATGGGGAACTCTTATGTTTCCTATCATAGATGGACGTTTACCTTATCGCCCAGCAAAATTCAATATGCCCATGTCTATCTGGGATGACTATTGTAAAACTTTAAAATTAGAAAATATTGTTCCTAACGAAAAAACTTTAAACATTTGCACCCCTTTATTTTTTCACACTGAACTAGTACAATCGCTTTTAAGGACAAAACAAACCCTTGGAGAATTTTCAAGCTGGTTTAAAACAGCATCAAACATAAAAAGCGAGTTCACACTTTATCATCTATGGGCTGAAAAAAATGGGGGACTTGAAAAGTATCACTACGAAACTCCTAGCTGGGCTGGGCATTTTTTGCGTGACAATATTAATTTTGATTTAGAATTTAATAAATTTATTGATCAAATGAGGTCAATACCCCATCAATCCTGGGTTTCAATAAATCACCGAGCGTGGGGAGATATGACTGAAGATCAATATAATTTACTTAAGATGAAGTTTAAAGAATTAAAATTATACGATAGTCACTTTGACAAATATCGTTTAGATTATGTTGATATAAAAATCTAAGGTCGAGTGCCAATTTGCCATTAGCTAGATTAGCTCTGTTAAAAAGAAACAGGGAAAATTTTTAACTTTTGGATCCTCGGATGCCCTGTTGACCACTCGACACAAATATTTATAGGTAAATATAGAATGTACAATTTCATCAAATGGAGTTTGAAGGAAGGCAAAACTCCTAAAACCCTAGAACTTTTGCCCCTAAACTATAAAAAAGACGAATTGGATCCTGCAATAAGTGAGGATACAATTAACTACCACTATGGTAAATTAGCCAAAGCGTATGTTACACGATTTAATGACGGCGAAGGTGACGCCGACTTTAACGAAGCTGGTGCGTTTTTACACAATATACTATTTCAGCAATACAAAGCACCGAGCAGAAACAACGAACCAGATGGAAGCGCAGGTGAATTTATTACCAAGCATTGGAAAACATTCGATCGTTTTCAAGAAGCGTTTAGTAAAGAAGCAATGAAAATACAGGGCAGTGGTTGGGTTTATTTGGCAAGAGATGGTGAAATTAAAACTATATCAAATCATCAAATCAAGCAAGATATTGTGCTGTTAGTAGACTGGTGGGAACATGCCTGGGCCTTAGACTATCAGCATGATAAAAAGAAATATCTCGAAAATCAATGGAAAATAATCAACTGGAACGTTATTAGTTCTAGAGTTGGTCTATTGTCTTAAGACTGCTTACGGGCATATCCCAAACTTTACGTGCTTCAACACCCTTACTCTGGGCAAACTTTTTAGCATCACAGTTACCGCAAACATGGTACACATTATTAGTTAAGCGTTTAGGATCCATATTACCGCGATCACGCTTAAACATTCCACCGCAACAATCACACTGAAATATCAGTACAGTTTTCTTACGCATGTAGGCATGCATTGTGCCATACTTGCTTTTACGATAATGGCATTGTTGGGCGTATTCTTGACCTAAGTACATCATGTATTTACATTAAGGTTATAAAATCCTTTTGATAAATATCATATCGAGGGCAATCATGATCACAATTTCTAGTTCAGCAAAAGCAAAAATCAAGGATCTTTTGTACGAAGAAGGTAATCCTAACTTAGCATTACGAACATTTGTACAAGGCGGAGGCTGTAGTGGTTTTAGCTATGGTTTTACGTTTGACGAAATCGTCAACGAAGACGATTTTGAAATACCCTTAGATGAATTCAAAGTACTTGTAGACAGCATGAGTATGCAGTATCTACAAGGTGCAGAAATAGACTACAAAGAAGAGCTAATGGGCTCTCAGTTTACAATAAAAAATCCTAACGCAACTACTACTTGCGGTTGCGGGTCAAGTTTCGGAGTATAATATAAATGTCAAAACAAATTATCGATATTGGTGTACAAGGTAATGACGGTACTGGTGATAGTATCCGTGAATCGTTCCGTAAAGTAAATGAAAACTTTACAGAATTGTATGCCGTTTTTGGTGTAGATGGTGCAATTAACTTTACTGATTTAAGCGATACTCCAGCGACTTATGATCCTAATCAGCTTATTGTAGCAGATAATGCTGGTGAGAAACTAACAGCTAGAAATATCGTTGCTGAAGGTGCTATTACTATTAACACCGATGATGATGCTAACATTGTATTCACTGTTGACCAAACTGGTCTATCAGGCGACTTGGATCCAAGATTAGCCAACCATTTAAATGCTAACGGTTTATCGATTGTTCGTATGGCTGATCCAAGTGCGGCAATTGTTAGCTCTTGGAACTCTACACACCCTACAGCGCAGACAACACTAAATCAGATGCCTGTTACTGTAAACTATGCTAACAATAACTTCCTAAAAGTTACTGCTGGTAACACAGTTGCAGGAGCATTGAAGCCACGTGCAGAACCAGATTTTCCAAACTACACCGATCCAGACTACGATCCAGATCTAAGTGGAAATTACCTATCAACAGAATCGGTACAACGTAAATTTGTAGTAAGTCGTAAAGGCGACACAATGACAGGCAAGTTAACACTTGCTGACCACCCAGCACCTTTAGAGGGTTACGGAACTCCAAACGGCGCAAGCGATTTACAAGCTGCTACAAAATTCTATGTGGATAACCAAGTATTCTCAAGTGCTGTAAATTTATATGTTAGCCAAGCAACTGGTGATGACTTACAACAAAAGACTCCAATTGGTAAAGAAGGTCGATTCTGGCAATATGCTTATAAATCAATTGGAGCTGCAGCTCTTGCGGCTGAAAACATTATTGCACTGGCAAACCAAGAACCAGGTCCTTATCGTCAAAAATTAAGCTATACTATTGGACCTGATCAAACATTTAGTACAATTACTAATGTATATTTGCAAGATGGTAATACTGCGGTAACTGGTTATCAAGACGGTTTTGATTTATTGCAGTTAAACAAAGAATTTATTCAAGCAGAAACTATTGCTTATATTAACGAAAAATATGTTAATACATTTACATACGATAAAGCCAAATGCCAACGAGATGTTGGATACATTTTAGATGCTGTTGGCTACGACATTGTATTAAACACAACCTTTAACAGTAACAGAGCGGCTACATTCTATTTTAATGGGACTGGTGAAAAAGTTTTAGGCACACAGTTAAGTCAAACAATTGAAGCAATTAAATATGCCCGTGATGAAGTGTTAAACTTCTCATATGATAACACAGCTCTTAGTGTTTACATTGGCCAAGTTATCGATGCGCTTTGCTATGACTTAGTATTACAATCAAATTTACAAAGTGTTTTTGTTGGTTTACTATTTCCATACTCTGGAACAAACATCAGTGTAGCTCAATTAACAGAAATATTAATTGACTTACAAACTAGTATTGTTGCTATATCTCAAGTAAACACTATTCCAGCAGCATTAAGTTCTATTCAGCAAAATATCAATAACATCATCAACGTTGTATCAGGTGATGACATTCCAACAATTCTATTTACAAATCAACCCGATACTTCACAAGGTCAAGCAAGTGCTAGAGATTTGATGTTGGCAAACATTGATTTCTTACAAGCAGAAACAGTTGCGTATCTTGGTGCTGAATATCCAAACTTATCTTATGATAGAACCACTTGCAAACGTGATATCCAATATATTTCATGGGCATTAATTTATGACTTTATGTATACTGGACAAAGCCAAACTGTATGGGCTGGTTTGAGATATTGGGACGGTCTAAATCAATTGATTGCTGGCTACGAAGTTGAGCCGTTTTTAAGTTTACTTGATTACCTTAAAACATTAATTGTATCAATTGTTAATAGCGATAGTCCAGCTACTGTTTATCAACAAAGTGTTAAACAATATCGAAATGAAACTTTATTAAATGGTGGTGTTGTAGTTTCATCAACTAACACAAACATTGAAATATTAAAAAATATAATTGAAGATTATACATCTGCGCCTATAGCAACTCCGCCAAACTTTTCAAGTTCTGCAAGCGTATTGCAAACAGCAAGAACAACTATTTTAAACAGCAAATCAACATATCAATCCGATGCTGTTGCGTATGTAGAAGATAATTTTCCTGTTATCAACGATCCTGCTATCCTAACCGAAATATCAAATAGATTCCAAATCATTATTGATTTATTAACATACGGAATTGAAACACGATCAGTTAGCAATTATGTTGCACCAGCTGGAACATCATCAGGTTATGAAGATGCTTTAGAATTAACAGTTCAAAATACTGATTTTATAGCAGACGAGACACTAGGATGGTTAAACATTAACAATCCAACATTTACCTCAGACCCAGACTTTGATCCTGATTTATTTAAACAAGACATAGTTGACTGCGTTGAAGCTGCTGTTTACGATTTGATTTACGGAGGAAATAGTGCTGCTGTCTATAAAGGAAACGAATTATTTAATGATGGCAAGACTGATCAAGCAATTTTAGATTCTATTGCATTTGCTGGAACTCTACTAACCTTAAACGTTATACAAAACACAGCACCAGGTACAACATATGGAACAGTTCCTCAATTCATTGACGGCGTTGCATATCCTGACGGTGGTGTTGCATCAACAGCTCTTGGACTTTCATTTAATTACATAAGCACTATTGTATCTTCAGGCGATGGCCCGGATGTTGAATATCCACAACTTACTGGATACGATCCAAATCTTGTTAGCACAAAAAATATTATTGACCTAAATACAAATAATATTGCAACTGGCACTACCGACTGGTTAGATGTAAATTACAAAGGCGGTTTCAACTACGACGAAGCCACTTGTTATAGAGATGTTGGATTAATTGTCGATGCTATGAGCATCGACTTAATCACAGGCGGCACATATCAAAGTATTAATGCTGGTAAGAGCTATTACAGAAATGCCAGTGCAAGAGCGATTGCTATTGGAACACAATACACTGAAACACTTGACGCTATTAATTTTGCAAAAGAATTACACATACAAGTTTTAAATCAAACTACAGCGACACGTTTCCAAACTTTAGTAACACAAGTAACAAACCCTGCCAAATCTGTTACACAAGACGTTATCGATGATTTAACTTATAACGTTACAACAATGATTAACATTATCGAAGGTGGAGTTGGTGTTGCACCAGTTCCGACATTTGGCACTGGTATTTGGAACGTTGTTGTTGATAACGGAGGCAACGGCTTTGTTGACCAAGGTGCTCCGGGAAATAACGATATTATTCCTGCAAAAGTTTTAGTAGGTGTTAATTCAGGTGCATATGGTAGTATTGTAAAATACGAACCAGGAACAAGCGCAGGCGAAGATACTATTCAAATCCGTTTAACAAAACCTGGTTTCTTCAGCCTTGACGAGGAAATTGAATTTGGTGAAACTGTTAGAGAAAACCACATTGTTATTCAAGTTGAAAGCGGCATTTATTATGAAGATTACCCAATTAGAGTTCCTGCCAGCGTTTCAATTCGAGGCGATGAATTCCGTAGAACAATAGTAAGACCAAAAGATCGTATTAGTCAAAGTCCATGGCGTAAAGTATTCTTCTATCGAGATTCAGTTATTGATGCGCTTGAACTAGGTCCAATTAATTATGATTTGGATTATGCAACAACCGCAAGCATCGATTTAGGTGGTACAACTAATAAGATTGTTATTACCCTTGGAACTGGTCAGGTTCCTGGTTCATGGGTTGGTAAGATCCTTATGGATGACTACGGCAACAAGACTGCAACAAATACTGCTGCAACTACCAACCAAATTACTACCAGCTCACCGCACGGATTCTCCGTTGGAAATCCTGTTATATTCAGAGGAACTGCGTTTGGTGGATTAGATGCTGGACAAATTTATTATGTCCTGACAACGCCAACAACTTCTACATTTACGCTAACAGCTAAAAAAGGTTCTACTGATGTAGTAACTTTAAGTACAGCTACTGGTAGCTGTTTAGTAATGCGTTCTGATAGACGAGGTAAAGCTATTATTGATTCTGTCAGTGGTAACTTTATGAACTGTAGTGTTATCTATCCGTTCAATTCATCAGACACTATCACAGCAGGTAATTGGCACTTATATGATCCATTAAACTATGGACGTCACTATTTGACCAATCCGTTGGATGTTACTAGCGAAGCTAAGAACAACAAAGAAATTGATGCATTCTTATGTAACGACCAGGTTCGTTTAAGTAACATGACCTTCCAAGGACATGGCGGCTTTGCTATGGTACTTGACCCAGAAGGCCAAATTAAGACTAAGTCACCTTACGGACAAGTTTGTTCGTCGTTTAGCCAGTCAATTAACCGCAAACGTTTTGCTGGTGGCCAATTTGTTGATGGTTTTGCAGGACGCTTACGCGGTACTATTGTTGCCATTGAGTATGACGGTATTGAAAGTTATGACCTTGCACAAGTAAATGGTGGTAGCGGTTACTTGCCAGCAAGCGGAACTGTAACATATACCAATGTTCCAATGGTTGGATTAACTCGCTCAGTTACAAACACATATAGTGTAACAAATACAATTAAATTAGACAGCGTTGTGGATATTGTAGTAGGTGGAGCAATTACATTTAGTGGTACCGCTTTTGGCGGCATTACCGCAGGTGTGAGATACTACGTTAAATCTATTGATGCTCCCGGTGGCAATTTAATTCAAGTAAGCAAAAAACAAGGCGGTTCTGTAGTATCATTAACAACCGCGGCTGGCACTATGACAGCTACTACTGGTGGTACTGGTGCAACTGCAAATATCACTGTTGAAAACGGTGTTGTAATCAACGTCATTTCAAACGTTCCTGGAGAATACTACAAAACAGGTGAATGGCTTTCTGCTGATAATACCAACTTAGGTGGTGCAGGAAGTGGTTTTGCAATTCCAGTAAATGGTGTTAATGGCAAGGGTGAAATAATTACTGTACAAGGTGAAGTCAACAGTGGTCTTGATATTCGTCCTCCACAACCTCCATGTGCGTTCTTTGTTGAAGGAAGTCGTTATCAAATTAACGATGTAATGTATTTTAATGCTGCAACAGCTACAGTTAAATTAAAAATTGACACAGCAACTCCGTATAATGCAGCTGGTTTCTATGATAATGAAACATGTAGTCGTGACGTTGGATTAATTTTAGATGCTGTCACTTACGACATGGTTCTTGGTTCTAACTATCAAACAGTTAAAGCTGGTATTTCATATCAACGTGCAACAGCAAGTACTGTTATTACTAATCAAAAGTCACAAACGCTTGCTGGTCTTAACAAAGCAAGAGATCTTGCTTTAGAAACACTAACAGATTCTGGTGCTGAAACTGCGTTAGCTGACAGCATGTTCATAATTAATACAATTATTGATCAAGGAATAACAGCGGCACCAGCTCTTACATACCCAAGTGCAACAAGCATTACAACAACAAATGCAGCTAAATTAAGAGATAACTTAATTGCAAACCGTGCTTTCTTACAAGGAGAGATTGTTGCATATATTGCTGCATCATTTA